ACAAAGGATCTAAATGCCTTTTCACCCTTCTGAGCCATTAAATTTCCTCTAGTTTCTTAGCTTGTTGTCTTTCGTATTTTGCTTTTGCTTTTTCAGCTTCACCTATTTGTGGTTTTGGTATTGTATTTTGTACATAACTTTTAACAGCCGTATCTAAAAATACTAACGATGTAAATACACCAGATAATGAATCAGGTATTTGTCCACCATCACTCCACTGTAATACATAATGTGATGAGTTAGGTTTAATTATTGCTTGTAAATTCATTTTACCATTTGTTTTATATTCTTTTACAACATTTGTCATGTTCTTTTTTTCCTAGAGTTTATTTTTATTTGTACCAGTTTAAGGGGTTTAATCTTTTTAAATTTAGTTTTGCTAACTTTTGTAATATTCTTTTTATAAACTTTTTTAGCATTTCTTTTCTTTTCTCCATAGACTTCCTTGTCAATAAATGATAATGTATTAAATGAAAATTGTCCCATTAGTAATTAGGTGTCCGTTTAGTTGACTTGTTTCTACCATAATTAGGATACATAATACCTTTTTCTTCTTGTAATCTCCAAGCATCTTGACTCATTCTACGTCTTTGTTTAGTAGATATTTGTTCTGCTTTTTGATTAGCCATTTGTTTAAGTGTTAAAAATGCTGTAGACTTTGCTTCATTAAGAAGATATGTAAACATTTGTACAGGTAAATCTGGTATAAATGTATCTTCTAATGTAAAGACTATAGAACGTTTTCCCCAACATTGTGTTTTAGCATTTTGTAGTACAGTATCTAAAGACTTATTATAAGCATCAAATACCATCGTTACATCATCAAATGAAGTAAAACATGTAGGTGCTCTATCATTTAAAATATTAAGATTAATACCAGTAGGATCTACTACTACATCTATTGTGGTTGCTTTACTATCTCGTTGATCTACTAAATAAACAAACTGTTCTGGAGTTTTATAGTTAATAGTTTGATACAAAGATTTATCAGTATCTACTTTTTTTGAATCATACTTAACCCAAGACAAATCAATTACATCATCAGGTAGTCTCATATGTGTAGGTCTACTTGATTCACCACTAGCTTCCATTTGAAATAACTCATAAAGAAAAGCATAGTCTTTACCATCAATAATATTATAATATGTTGTTTTAATTATCTGTGCAACTTGTAAAGACTCTACACTTTCTGTTATACTATTAACCTCATCTGAGTCCATGTCAGATAAAATATCTTGAGTCATTGATAATAAATTCATTTTAGCCATAATTTATCCTATGTAGCAGTTAATGTTAAACCTACTTTTTGAAATACCATATCACCAGATGCTCCTGTATTTTGAGCATAAATTTCAAAGTAATCATTTGTAGCAGCATTATAAAAACATGAGCCTGCTGCTTGATGTAAATCACCTGTAACAGAAGTTACTAATACTTGAGAACCAGCAATAACAGAACCATTTCTATGTACTGAAATCATTATGTCTCTATCTGCTCCTGAAGCTTGTTTCAAAGATACATCAAAGTCAAGCTTAATAACTGTTGTTGCTGAACCTGTATAGGTTAATCTTGCAGAAGTTGCTTCAGTAACTAAACTACCTAGTCCAGAAGCTATTGTTGTTGGTGCTACTTTTGCAGTAGAAGAAGCATATGATAAAGTATAAGGAGAGCTTATATTATAAAAATAGAATTTTCCTTTTGGTAAAGCCATCGTGCTTGTAGTCAGTGTTGACCAAGCTCCTGATCCTGAACCATTAGCAACATAAACTTTATTAGCAGCAGCTGCAGCTACACCTTTAGGTTCATGCAGATCTGTTCCTGTAATTGCATTATGTTGTACTGTCATTTTGTTTCCTGTATTAAATTAGGGGNAAGCCCCGAAGGGCTCACCGAGGTATTACTTAGTTATAAATGTAATGAATAATAACTTTACCCTTACCACCTGTTAAGGNGTGAGAAGAAGCTACTGTTACTTCACAAGCTGCAGTACCAATTGTTTTATCAACAAGATCTCCTGCACCTTTAATATAACTACCTTTAGTTGTAATTAATGCGTTTGTTGCTTGTGCTGCTGCAATCAAACCATCTGCATCAACAACAACACCTGCTGTAGTAGTTAAACCTACAGTCATAGTATGAGTAGAAGCAGAGGTAAATGCCTCTTTAACTACTAGATGTGCTGATACAATTACAGTGTTAGCTGGAAGTTGATACTCTAAATTACCAGAACCTTGTGCAGGTAATTTATCAAAATCAAAATCATAACTAACAGATTTTACTTTGCCATTTGTGTTGTCTTGACCACCAAACTGGTTGTCAGTCTCACGAGGTCCATAATGGTTGGCTACGCCTCTTTTTGGTCCAATTTCATATCCCATTATAATCTCCTAGTAAGTTGCGTCATCTGTTAAGATAACACCGAGTGTGTCTAGACGTTGAACACCAAATCCAAAGCGAGAAGTAACTTGGTACTTATCAGCTCTTTCTACTTCAGATCTCCAACCTTCTACTTGCGGTGCACGTCTCCATGCATGCATAACAGGCTTACATGAATCATCTGCTACGCACATGAAAATGTTAGCTTTGTCACCAATTTCACCTGTATCATTAGCAACACCAACGGTAGAACCGTCAATAGTTTCTGCAGCTGTAAGTGATGGTAGGAAGTTAGATGTGTATACATCAAAACCCATAATATTTCTAACAAAACGATGGTCTTTTGCAAAACCTTCATTAACAATACCTTGGAATTGCGGAGTATTATTAATTACATTTGTACTAGAAATTAAATTGTTTAATGATGCTTCAACGATTGGATCAACAATAGCAATACGACCTGAAGCAGGTGAATTAGCTTTGTCAAATGAAAGTTTCATTGCTACGAAATCAGCAAGAACCATATGTCTGGTTGCTGCTCCAGTTCCGCCTGCAACAAAACGATGTGGTCTAGCATTAACTAAGTTTAAGTTAGCTGCAGTTTGACCAGCATTTGCTGTTGATAAGAATTTTGTCTCATGGTTTTCACCAAGAGCACGTGTTGATTCCATAGCTCTCATTGCCATGAGTGTATCTACCTGTGAACCATCTTCACGAAGATCATCAGATACTTTATAAGCATCACCGATATATTCAGTAATACCTAAAGTAATAGTACCTGTGTCAATGTTAGTAAAGTTCAGAGGCACATCCTCTGCTGCATCTTGAAGTGTTACAGTACCAACTGTTTTAATGTTTAGTGTTGTACCTGAACCGAAGTCTGTTACATCACGATACATACCTTCTGGAAGAAGGAAGTCATGTAAGTTATCAAGAATAAACTGAGAATATTGCTGCGATTCTATAAAAGCAGCTGTGTTACTTGTCAGTTGTGCCATTTAAGTCTCCTAAGACTGTTGATTTACTTTAGCTTTAGCATTACCCCAAGCCTTTAATAATTGTTTAGTAGACCCACCTTCTACCCTTGCAGATAATTCAGTAGGTTTAGCTTGATTATTTAAAGCTTCTGTATTAATATCTCCAGTAGATTTAGCTACTGGTGCAGTAGTTGTTTCCAACCCTGCAGCTTTTAATACAGCTCTTGGGCTTTTTGCTGCAAGCTCATTTAATTGAGGAATAGTTAAACCTAAGTCTTTAGCTATAGAGTTATAAGTTTTTTCAGCTGAATCTCCATACTGATTAGTAAAATGTTTCGCTACTTGATCTGCATTAGATTTAGCTATTGCTTGTTGTTCTCTAACACTTAAGGTTTGGTTTACCAAATCCATAATGTTATCTTGATTAAGTTCTCCTGTTGGCTGTGTCGTAGCTGCAGGCTGAACTCCAGACTTAATTTCATCTAGAAGTTCCTGAGTAGTTTTGCGTTTAGTTAGTTCTTCACGTGCTTCAGCAAGTTCAGACTCAAGAGTCTCAATATGCTTTTGTGCATGAGGAACAGATCTAAGTGCATCTTCTGGGTTCTGGTACTTCTTACCTTCACCAACTAACTCTTGAGCTTCTGTCGGAATCTCAAATGCTTTTGGTGCAGTATCTTTTTGTACAGCTTCCTGGGTAGGTTGCTCTACAGGTGTTTCAGGTGTTTCTATTTTTACTTCATCTACCATCTTACTATCTCCTTTGGTCAAGGTAATAGATTGTATAGTTTTGTTAAAGCTTTTTGTATACCTCTTTGATAAGCTTGATACTCATTGAAAGCAGGAAGTTTAAAGTTATCTTCATCCATACACTTTCTATTAGATACTTCTACTTGTTCATTAAGATATAAACGTAACTCTTCAAATACTTGTTTCTTTGTTAAGGCTTTACCCTTTTCACTTTTTAAATCCATACTATCATTATACCATATTTTACGTTAAAAGTCAAGTAAACTACTTGACTTAGTATATTACATCTCAGGTTCTACAGGTTGTTCCATCTGTTCTATTTCTTTATCGAGCATTTGCTCTTCCATAGAGGGTCCTGCTTGTTGAGATTGTAAATCTTGTTGAATTTGCATTTTAAGTTTTTCTTGTTCAGCAGCTTCAAATAATGCTGCATTATCTTTAATAAATCCAAACTTATCAAAACCCATATATTCTTCTACCATTCCTGCTAATAATTTAGGTGATATATGTGGAGCTATCATTTGTCCAATAGGACTGTTAAATACTCCAAGTATATTCTGTAGAAGTTGAGCTCTTGCTGCATAATGTCTTGCTCCTACAGGTCTAATCTTACCTCTTGCTGTTAAGTCTTCTTTAGTTACAGATAAAAAATCTTGTACACCAAAGTCATCATCATATACTTTTGCTAACTCAGGTAAGTTAAGATTACGTTTTGCTGTTTCTAACATCATATTAAGAATTGGTTCTAGGAACTCTATCTCAAATTGATTAACTTTATTTTGAAAGATTCTACCAGCAGCATTCTGTAATGATTGTACTTCAAATGCTGTTTTCTCTCCAGGAGATCTAATACCCATAGCTTCTTTAGGAGCACCAGCCATCTCTTCCATAGTATTCATTAATGCTTGAAGTTCATTATTAACTTGAAATGCTGCAGGATTAGGAGGTAACATTTGTATATCCCCATCCTCTTGTAAATGTATTGTTGTCTCTGGTCCCCATGTAAATGGATCAACTTCTCCTTTAATTACCATAGGTGGATGTATAGTTAAATCCATTGCATCTGCTTTAGCATTTTCTAGATGGTCAATACGATATTGCATACCTACTAGATTATCTAAAGGACCCATACCATATAAATTATCAGGTCGTTTTCTCCAAGCTACATGAGCTTTTGTATCTTGTCCTATATAACTAGGATTTTCTATATTTCGTATTATGTAAGCTCTATCAATAATAGTAATGATTCTATTTTTATATAGTTTTTCTTCATCTTTGTCATAGAAGTCTCCTTCAAATTCTAATACTTCTACCATGCCAGATTGATAATACTCTTGTAATGTACCAAAGCCATCTGCTATAAACGCTGCAGCTTTATTAACATCTTCTACTCTAAACATTGATATAGAGTTTCTTATATCTATTGCTTTATCAAAAGCTGATTTCTTATATTGTAAATCTGGTCTAGTATCTAATTCTGATTTTAGTTCACCTATAGATTTAACATATCTAGTAAACTTAGGTGACTTAGCAAAAGAACTAGCTGTAGGATTAAATACAAGATCAAATGGAGATATACGTTTTAGTTTAGGTCCATTATATGTAGTTACTGTTTCTTTTGTTATAGGATCTTCATGAGAATCATTTACATAATGAACTTCTCCAAAAGCATTACCATAGTCAATATAATCATAAACAAGTAAACTTACTTCTTCTCTAAACTTAGATTCTTTTAATTTAGTTTTTAAGTAAGCTTCAATAGCTTTACGTTTTTTAACTGTAGTATCTTCTCGTGTAGCACCTTCCCACTTCATCCAGTTATCATTAGGGAATAAAGCATCCATATAGTTAGCATGGAGGTTATCTCGTATTTGAGTTAACTTAGGAAGAGTTGTTTTGTTTTTCCAAGGAAGAGAACTATTACTTGTTGTAGTAGTATCAGTAGCAAATAGATAGTCTCTTAGTTCTCTCCATTCTGCTTCTTTATTGTTTCTCTGAATCCACCATGAATTATATAAACCAGCCATAACTCTTGCTAGGTTCTCTTGACCAATTGCTGCTTCAATTTGAGCTACTTCACCTGCCATATTATTTCCTTAATGTGTTATCCCACCAAACCTACTATGGGTTGGTAAAGGTTTATTAAATCCTAAACCTACTGTTGCTCTAAGTTTAGGAGCTAATGATATTGCTATTGCATTAGATAATGCATCTTTTATATCATCATGAGGAGGATGTACCATAACTAACTCTTCTTCTAGTGTTTGACAATTGCCTCCTTTATAATGCCATATTTGTAAATTGTCATACTTTGGTTCTAATACTGAACCTACCCTCTGTGCTTTGTCTCCTAAGCTCCTAGTAGGTCTAAATTCATCAATTGATAGTGGGATACCATTTGGTTTAAGATAGCTGTCCTTGAGCTCTT